CATCAATAAATAATAAATCTTGTTTAGTATCACCTTCAAATCTTGTGTCTACTGAATCACCATCTTCATTAAATACAGTACCTGTAAATAAATCGGTGATTGTTATTTTTTTAGTGGCAGTTGCACTTGTGTCTACTATAGGTAGTACATCTGCAGCAGCAGCTGCTGTCAATGCTGTCAATGCACTAATCTTACTATCAGCCATGTTTTATCCTTTTTCTAAATTTCGTTTTTTGTTTGTTCTTTTTTTGTTGTTCAGAGCTTTGCTCTATTGTTTTAATTACTTTTACTAACTCACTAAATGAGGTCAATTTTGAATAGGACTATTTGTAAAGTAAGAAACACCGACACCATCTTCTCTGATAATGTTATCTCCTGATTCTAGGAGTAGATAAGTTAAATCTTCTAAGTTAATAGCATCATTAGGTACATCTGTCCTACGATTACGATACCTGTCTTGACTTCGTAAATTAAAAAATGCTGGTCTCATTACTGACTAAGTTCTGTTACTCTAGAAGTTCCTGTTACAGAACCTACTCTAAGCATAGCAACTTTAGTAGAACCTGCACATCTTAAATACTCAACAGTAAATGCTGGTAAAATAAATGATGATGAAGTTGCAGTTGGTGCAGCAGAAACTTCTACATACGCATCTACAGTTGATACAATTCTAATTGTTGTTGTCTGTGCATTAACTGCATTAGAAGCAGCAGAAGATGAACCTACAGCTACAGTTTGTGTAGCACCTGGTTTAAATGTTGTTGGGCTATTCATGTTCTTTCCTTATAAATAAAAGGGGAGACCGAAGCCTCCCCTAATTAGTCTTATTGGTTGATATCCAAAATTACAGCATGAGCTGCTTCATTTCTCATCTCAAGAGTCCATTCAACTAAAAGTTGCATTCTGTCTGAGTCACCAGTTTTTGCTAACTCATTCATTTGGAAATCTCTTAAGTATGCAGTAGCGACCATGTCACTCTGAATTAAGAAACAAGCTTTATCATCTGTAGTTGCCATTACTCTGTTAGGAACAATGTTAATATCTCCGAAGTCTGAAGAATATACATCAATAGCTGCAAATTCAGTTCTTGCTTCAGCAGGACCAAAACGAGTTGTGTTCGCATTGAATCCAGATATTACTTGTTTAACAGATGGTGGTACTACTAGCATATCTAAATCGCCACCAGAAGTATAAGTTTCTTGGATAACAGTTTTTAGAATTGTCTCAGTCAAGTCTCTATCTGTTCCACCAGTAGGTGCAGCAGTCAAGCCAGTTGATGAGTTAAAGCCAGTAGATAAAGCACCAGCAGCATCACCATTTGAAGAAATCCAAGTTGCAAATGAGCCGATTTCTCTAGCAGCAGTTGCAGAACCAGCTACAGAAACATTCTCTTTAATGATAGCGAATTCCATATCTTTTTTAAGTTCTTTGGATTTTTTAGCGATTTGGTAAGCCATCTCATCCGCTCTACCAGCTGCATCAACAGCTCCTTGAGTACCAGATATTGAGATTACTTTATCCATGATTTGTGTGAAGTTTTTAACTCTAGTAGTTGCTACCATAGCATCTGTAGTTGCTTCATCACCTTCGATAACAGCATTAGCCGCAGGAGCAGCTAGTGTGTCAGTTTGCCATTCGTGGCTAGTAGACGTTGCGACAGCTCTTGGTATAGCTGAAAGAATTGGTGTGTCTGATGGTGCAATATTATATATTACGTCAGCCAAATCTTCTCTAATACCTGTAGTGTCATAAGTGTCATACAAGTTTGTTGGTTGTGCCATTTAAGGTCTCCTTATTGTGTTATGATTTTGTTTTCATACCTTGTCTAAATATAGCAGCAGCATCTTGCCATCTACCAGTTTTAGCCAGGCGTTTCTTGTTATCATTAACAGCCATTTCTCTACGTTCACCTTTTGTTTTAGCAGTTCCAGATCTCACAACTCTAGGTGCATCAGCCACTTTCTTCATAATACCAGGTTTGGTCTTTTGAAGTTTTCTATATGACATAGCATCTTTAAGTATTAAGAGCATTCTGTGATCTGTTAAAGCGGCAATCTCTTGATCCATATAACCTTGATCAGATAAATATGATTTCATATTTTGTCTTATCTCAGTAGATTTAGCAGCATCTTTCATTTCAGGCATCTTAATAAACATCTGTTTTTCTTGTTCAGATACATATTTTTGATACTCAGCTTGTTGCTGCTGATGAATTTGCATACGAGCTGCATCAAGATCTTTTTGTCTTTTTTGCATTTGATACTGTAAGCGTGAAGCTTGTACAGGATCTTCTTCGTACATTTTATCAAAATCAATACTCTTTAATTCAGAGTCTAATTGAGATGATAGAGATTGTTCAAGCGAATGTAAATTAGCCATTTGTGTTTGAACAGTATCTCGTTCACGTTGGATCTGATCTTCTTGTTGCTTTCGCTCAATAGATAGTTCCTCTGTTTTACGAGAATAATCTGCTTGTCGTTGATAACCATTAATGAGTTCGTTTTGGTTGACCTCATATTTTTGTCCGTCTATAACAACAGGGAATATGGGTTCCTCAGATAACTCTGTAGTTTCTACAATGTCAGATTCAACTGATTCATTATATTCTTCAGACAAAGCATTTGGTTCGTCAGGAACGTGACTAGGAGCTTCTGGCTCCTCAGTTTGCGTTAATGTTTCTTCTGTAACCGTTGCGGTTTCAGTTGGTGCAGGTTGAGTATCAGCTGATTGGTTCAACAAGCCCTTGATAGTATCTGCAGCTCCACTTACTGTGGTTGGCTGCTTTTCAGCATCAGACATATAGTCCTCCTATTTAAGGTTTTTTTAAATCTTGCAGTTGTTTACTAGCAAGTTTACCTGTATTCATTATCTCAGTTAGGTGGGATTTAACCTTATCTAACTGATGCCAGGCAACCCAGATAGCTGTTCTAGCTTCTGAATCTTTGTAAGATGTTTGTACCATTTCTTTTTCATACGACTCTTTGAGTACGCTAAAAGTTTCTATAAATAGTTCATCTTCTAATATGGTTTTGGCTTTACTGCCTTTTGTTTGTTCTCTAATTAAATCGTTTTCATTCATTAGGTATTATTTGGATTAAAGAAAGTTTTTTGCTGTCTTTGTGTTTCATCACCTATATCACCTAATTGTGCACTTTGTCCACCACTTTTAGATGTCATAGCTTCACGTTTAATAGCATTAGAGTCAAACTGTACTTGATACTTAGCTTCTAACTCTTTTATTCTAGTCTCAAACTCTAATATCATTTGTTGTGTTTTAAGATCTATTTCTTTTTCTTTAACTTGCATGTCAAGGATTTTACGTTGATTTTCTCCTTGTACTTGTGCAAGTGTTACTTTCTCAAACTCTGTAGGTGGAGGTGGTTGTGGAGGTGGCATTTGTTGTGCACCAACAATAGGATCAGTAAAGAATGTTTCCACATTTTTAAGTCCTGCAGCTTCCACTAATTTAGTTAATGTATTATGTACATTTCTTAAATTAACCATAGGACCAGCAGCAGATTTTTGTAAATTAATTGCCTGTAGTTGTCTCTCCAATATATTGTTGAGTATAGCAAGTTCTTGTTCTTTACTGCCTGTTCCTAATCCTACTTGAATATCTACATTACATCTATTAACCCATTCCATAGGCATCATAGTAACGTACTGTTCGTTTACACGAATAATTTTTTCTTTAGTTTCATGCTTAATTACAGTTTCTAGAAGTTTTTTAAATAACTCCTTGACACCTGTTTCAGCAAAAACTCTACAAATCAACTCTACTCTTAACTGTGCTTGTGTTAATATCTGATTAATACCTGATGCTGTTTTGTTTAAAGAATCAGCATCCATACCTTGTGAGTATCTAGTAACACCAGTTCTTTGTTCTCTAACTATATCTAAATATTCTAACAATGGCATAGCCTGTTGATTTAAGGGTTGTGACTGCAATGGTTGTATAACAGACTGTGGTGGTTGTTTTGTTCTAACAATACCTCCAGGTCGATTAGTTAATAGATCATCAATATTTACTTGACCATCCATAACAGCAACACGATTATTATTAGTTAAATACATGTTGTCTAATAATTGACGCATGATTGTTGATTTAACTAATTGAACATCCTCTACAAGCTCTGATACAGAACGTCCATAAAAGCGGTGTGGCACTAGAATAGGTGTAACACTTACGAAAGGTTGTCTGTCAAAAGGCACATTATCTAAGATTTTATATGAGCTATCACCTGCTACAGTTACCTTACGTAATTCCGCAATTCCGTCTTCATCTTCATCTAATTTAATATAGCATTCGTAAATAAGTATTTGTTCGTTTGCTGAATCAGATGCAGTATGTCTATTTAGTGAATTATAATCTAGATCTTCATATCTAGTCGTTCTTTCTTCACTATATCTTTGATCATTATCAGTAGGTAAAGATTTTACTTCTTCTGGATCAAAACCCATTTCAACAAGTTCAGATCTAGTAATATATTTTCTATGTGCAATAAAATGTGATTCTTCAATAGTCTTAGCATTACGAGCTATTAAAAATTCTTCAGGTGGTACGTTCTCTATTCGTACCTGACCTTTTTTATTCATTCTATTAACAACAACATCATGCATCTTGCCACTAGACTGTACATCTGCAGGCATTCCTTGAGCTTCTATAAAATCAGAAGCTTCTTTTAAAGCTTCTTCATCATCAATATCGTACTCAGTATGTTCTAATACTTTTATTTCTGGATCAGCTACTAACATAGCAAACTCATCATCTGTAAGACCTTGATAAGTAGATCTTTCTACATCTAATGAATCATCCCAAAAGATTTTCATGATACCATTTTTCTGCAATAAAGCATCTTTGAAGAAGGTATACATTAATGTAAAACCAGGATTGTCTTTATAAAATACATGGTTTAAATAATCTGTTGCTTGTTTAGCAGCAGCTTCGTCACCTGGCTTATTACCAATACATTGTACTGCTTTAGGTGATGCAGTAAATGTTCTCATTATTGTAGGTAAGATAGACTCTATAGTATCAGCTACATCAGTACTTACTACTTGTGATCTACCATCTTGTTCATTACCAAATGGTTCACCAAAATAATATTCTAAAGACTTTGTTCTTTGTTCTGTTAGCTCACCGCCAAGATACCCCATTGAGGTTTGTATCTCAGATGCTATCAGAGCCTTTAATTTATATTCATCCATTTAGCAATTCCATTTCCTTAATGCTTTATTAATTCTTGAGTTTGGATCATTAGCAGTTTTCTTAGAAGTTAATCGTTTTTTCATTCCACCCATTCTTGCACAAAATGATTTTCTTCTAGCAGCAGCTTTAGATCCTTTTTTTAATTTACTTGGTTTTGTAGTTACAGCAGTCTTTAGTTTACTTCCTGGATTAGCACGTCTATATGACGCTACACCCTTTTTGTTTAAACCACCAGAAGAACTTTTACCTTCTTTACGTTGCCATGCAGGAGACTTTGCCATTAAATTATATACCTTGTATCTACGTTAATATCTTTAGCCCAATCTGTTCTTTCAGGCGTTTCGCCTACACACCCATACCTAAATGCATCTGATCCGTGTGATGCCCAGTTATGATGGGGTTTATTTTTAAAGACTTGGTTCTTATCGTCAAATACCTTCTTGTATTGTTTGAGAGATTCAATGCCTTGTTTGCATCTTATTCTATCAAACCAACAATTAGGTAATGTGTTTCTTACGGATTCTATACCGTGATCTACTTCTAATTTAGGAGCTACTTCAAAGTTTAATCCTAACTCCGCAGCAACTTCTAATCTTGATTTACCTGTACCTAGCTCTCTAGTTACAATATCGTGTGGTGCTATATGTGCACCATAGTTATAAGGTTTTTCATTTAACTTACTTACATAAAACGCTAATGATTCACCATTAGTTTCATAATAATCAATCAATCTAACTTCATTATTAACTCGTTGTGCAAACCAAATTGCAGTAGAGTCTCCAATACCTAAATCCCACCATGTTTCAACATCTATTGTAGGATCATATGGTACATCACCAATACGCCTTTGTTTTTCTGCTTGTTCCATTAAAGCTCCATAATAAGCTCCTTGAACTGCAGCATTGAATGAGCATTCATATTCTTGTTCAAATTGTGAGTCTGGCATTGTACGTTTAGCATCTTCTAATTCCCATTTAGGAATAACATCAGTATCAGATGATCTGTACATACATCCATACCAATCTTTACTATCAGTACGTTTTGCAAAATCAAATACTTCCCAGAACTGATTATGCCCCATAGGTGTACCAATAAAGATAACAAACCCAAGTTTATCAGATACTGCAGGTCTTATAATCTCAGTCCAGGTACGAGGTGACATAAGAGCAAACTCATCCATTACAACTCCATCAAACCCTAGTCCACGAAGTGCATCTGGATTGTCAGCACCAAATATCTGTATTCTTGATCCGTTATATAAATCTATCTTTAATTCTGTTTCGTTTCTACCACCACCAAGTTCCATTAATGGTTCTGTATATTCTTTGAGATAGTCAAAGGCTACAGCTTTACCTTGTCGATAGGTAGGTGCTATATAAGCTAGTCTTGCATTTTCTTTTTCAACAGCAGCTGCTACAAGTTTCCATATAGCCAGGCATGTCTTACCAAATCGTCTATGACAAACAATAACATTAAATCTTTTTAAGTTTTGAAAAACATCCCATTGATATTTACGAGGCTTAAATGGTATCGTTATTTCTTTTTCTTTTACTTCTTTTCTGGTGCGTGGCATAAGTTTATACTAATTGGTTTTTTGCTATCACCAGTTATTTTGTGTTCCTTGCTTGCTAGTCTAGCATGAACGAAAGGTGCAGCTTTTTCTGCAGCCCACATCTTCCGTTCAGGAGAAGTACCAGGATTGTTTAATACATTCAACATATAATCTAATGGTGTTCTACTAGCGACTCTAATTTTAGCTTCAAGATTAGCACCTTTGCTACCATCTTTAACTCCTTTAGGTCTACCAGCTCCTGGTCTTTTACCACCTCTTATTGACATTATACTCTTACGCCTCTACGTCTTAATGCTTCATTTAATTTATTAGTTTTTGATCTTTCAGAAGATCTACCACTAGCTCTACCAACACCAAATGCAGCTCCACCACCTATTGTTACAGGATTAAGCAATGCTTTACCTGCTAGTGTTTGTGCTCCACCTAATACTGTTTTCTTTTTAACAGATTTCTTTTTAGATTTTTTTTTCTTTTTCTTTTTAAAGATTTTACTTTCTTTATTAGCAGCTTTTTTAAATAACTTACTTGCAGCTTTAACAATCATGTTGTTCTCCTTTTTGCATTTTTAAATCTAGCCATTTGTAATCGTTCAGATCTATTAATAGCTTTACGTTGTTTCATTTTACCTAAATCAGCTTGCATATAACCAGTTGGTTTACTCATTACAGGTTCAGGTTTTTGAACTTTATCAAATTCATAAACTTCTTTTTTTGGTTTTAAACTTTGTTGTTTTTTAAATCCTTTAGCAAACTTTTTCTTTGGTTTACCAGCAATAAATGAAGCTAACTGATCCTCGTTTAATGTATCTTTTAATTTCTTAGGTTTTGGCTTTTTTGTTTTTAAATAATTAGAAGCAAACCTACTTATACGAACCATTACCTATTTAATAGACCAGGCATCATTGCATCTCTAGTTGTTGGCGGAGCCATACGTCTTTGAGGTGCTTGATTCATTTGTGGCGGTAAAGGTGCAGATGCCATAGGTCCAGGCATATTAGATACTTGTGCTTGTGGCTGAACCATCTGTTGCTTTGCCATTACTATCTTACCAAGAGTTTGTAACTCATTAGGTGATAGTGCAGATATTTCTTCTGCTAGTGTAACTAAACTTTTAGCCATTATAATAGTCCTTTTTTAGTGTTATTGACTACAATCTTTACGTCAGGTTGTGGCGTATATTCTATGTCAAGTTCTTTTTTATATCTTATAGGAGCAGATTCTTTAGTGCCATTTAAGGCTTTTATAAGGTCAGAAATGACCTCTTTATCTGATTTACTCATCTCCACCAGAGAATGCAGCAGCACCAATAGATGCATATCCAACAGGTCCTTGTACTTTACGTCTTACTTTATTAAGTCTACCAGTACCTTTGAGTCCAGCAGAACCTCTGATAGCTGATTCTTTTGCTTTCATTGAAGCATAAGTTCCAGTCTTTTTAACTTTTCTTACTTTTCTTTTACCTTTTTGAAGCATTTTTGCTCCAGTTAATACTAATTTAGCGTACATTTGTTCTCCTATCTATAAGCTCGTGTTTTACGAGCTATTTTTTTTGGTTGTTTAACGTGTTGTTTACCTTTTTTGCTGCCTTTTCTTTTAGCTGCTGTAGTTGCAGCGTATTCTTTAGCAGATAAAGACTTAATAGCCTTCTCAGGTAGGTATCTTTCACCTGTCTTAGCAGAAGGTTTACCAGATTTGGTACGCCATTTCTGTTTACCCCAGTTCTTTAAGCTCTTTTGTGGCTTCTTTAGGCTCACTTATAGCCACCACCAGCAGCTTTATACGATTTTGCTAGCATCTGGGCTTTACGAGCCGACCATTGACCAGCATTACCACCTTTACTTCCAGCTTTAATACGTTGGAACATGCGTTTTCGCATAGATGGTTTAGTATAGTTACCAGCCTTATTAACAGTACTCTTAGCCATTGCTATAGAACTATTACTAATACAATAATTATTACAATAGCTATCACTACGCCTTGTTTAGGCTTAGATAGCTCATTCCATATTGATAATATCTTTTGTTTCATAATTTATCCTTTGTTATGCTTCATTTGTACTGGAAACTTAGCTGTTAAGCTAGCTCCCTTATGTTTTTGAAATTTACCTGTATGCTTCATTAGCTTAAAGCCTTTACCAGCTTTCATCCAATGAAAACCTGCAGGTGCTTTAACGTTTTTATCCATTACTTTTTCTTACCTTTTTTTTTCTTCTTAGATTTCATGATCTTATCTTTAAGAGCTTTTGGTAATGTCATTTGTTTTTTAGTAAGCATTCTTTTTACCCTTTTTCTTTTTCTTCTTCTTCATTGGTGGTCTACCTTTAGCAGATCCGTATGTTCCCTTACCCATTGGCATGATAGTTCTCCTCTATTAGTGTTTAAATTGATTTTAAGCTATGCTACAGCACGATTGCTTTGTTATTTGGATCATCCAGTACCGAAGGTGAGAACATGTTTAAATTGCCTGCTATAGTCCTTCTCTCGCCTGGTCCTTCAAAAGGATATACGCAATGCTGACACCATGAAGGAAAAAATATAATCTTACCAACTTCAGGTTTAATGGTTTTGCAAAGAGCTGGTCTTAGCTCCTCTAAACCCCTTATACTCGTTTGACCGAAGTGAAACTGTAAGAAGCCATCATAAGCACCACCAGAGTTATAGAGATCAGTGGGCTTATAGTTGTTATTATTGGCTATTTGCGGTGGTATCTTAGTCCAGGTGGTAAATGAGATGCCCATAGGCGTATCAGTACCATGATCATGCAAGGGGTTATAATCCCTCTCATACGAGTGTACCGACCATAAGCTGTGTACATGTGGTATACGCTTCATGTCTTTGATACCAACATGTCTACCAAAATGATGTACATAAGTACCAGCAAGTTGAGCCACATATTTCGTAAAAGGTAATACCAATGGGTCTCTATCATCCATTTTAAGCTGTTGTCCGTGTGATATCTGTCCGACCAGGTTATCCGAAAAGTCCACCCCTTCAGGCTTCTTATGCTTCGCATCTAGGTATTTATTCAGATCATTAATCATACGATCTTCCATCTGTACCTCCATTAAAAGAGCTACACTTACCTGCGATAACTTAATCTCTACTTCTTTATCCGCCATACCAATTTATTAAATCCTTTGTGTGCTTTATAATCTTATTGTCATCACCCCTAATGACTATAGCTATTTCTGGATTAGGATCAACCTTAATCCCACTTAGCCTGGCATATACTTTTGCCTGATCCCTACCGAAGCTATCTTCTCCAAACATGACGTGTCCAACTCTAGGCATATGTTCCCCCCATTTGATTAGTGTTCGTTTAAACCCCCCCTTATATCATCATACGCTGTCGTTACAGGGTTGATGTGTGGGGTCTTCTAAAACCCCGTGCTTTTGAATTGACGCTTTGAATGCGTTGGGGAAATTGATTCTGAATGTCTCAGTTCGACTGTGCATTCGACCGCTTTCTCAGCTTCAAAGAGCGTCAATGCATTTAAGAAGTAAGTGTCTTCTGCATTACAAGACTTCATGACTTTAGTATAAGGAAGTGATGTAATGCTATGTTGGTCTGGCAATGGTTCTATTCGGCGAGAACCTAACACGGCTTACTGACATCATATGTATGGGAATTGCCTAGTCAAGAAGACAAGCGTCAAATGCCTTGCATTTGATTCCCACATTATTTCTTCTTGATCGGCACAGCCGATCGCTGCATGAGGCTACCGCCTGCATCTGGACAAGACAATGTCTCCATCCATAATGCTGACAGTAATTGTATTAGCTGAATCATCAGCTAGTACCTGTTTAAAATAAGGAGAATACACTATGACTAATTTAGTAATAATAATATCTGTATCTGTTTTTGCAGCCTTAATGTTATTGATAGCAGCTATATGTGACTATCTAGAACAAGAGAATAGCAGACGGGTACACCCCATACGACTTGGAGATTACCTCTTTAATAGTAGGGAGATAAGAGACGATAAGGTTAATAATATAAAACAAGGAGATAAATATGAACAATAAAATTGATTACGAACTAGAAGCTAGTCATATACTAGAACAACATGCTGTCGAAGAATCTTCGGAAGCTATGGCAAGATCGGTAGATACTAACAGATCTATCTCGTGGAAGCACAATACTTATGAACTAAGAAATGCTTATGCAGCAGTTATTCACTCACTTATGAGAGAATACAATGCTCAGACAGAATTATTATCTGCTATTGATGATGATCTGGTTGATCTTAGATCTGCTGGTGCACACGATAAAGAAGGTATCTATGGGTTTGATGATCCAAAAGAGATAATGGTACACAAAAGAGAAGAGATTGTTTCTAATCAAACATTCTTCTTAGATCAAGTACTTGGTAATCTCAAAATGTTTTGGATCAGATATGGTAAAACTCATCTGGAATGCTTGTTGTATACTAAATCAGGTAAACTTGGTTACAAACAAACTCAAATTGCTAAAATTGCAAGTACTGGTTGGTACTCTGAGCTTGTAAATCTTACTGAGGTAAAAGAGTTGGTAAGTATATTTAGTCAAGAAAGACAACAGTTGAGCTACAAACTCAATGGCTTGGTTGCTAAACTAAAAACTGCTACTGTACCTGAAGTAAAACAATACGATATGCTTGAGAAACAAACTATCAATAAGTTAATTCAAGTACAAGATCGAGAGAAAAAACTTGTAAAAATTCTTGATCAACAACCACTTGCAGTAAAAGAGCAAGTAAATCAATAACAATACCCTGATGGGTTAGTCGGATAAGCTCTGGCTAACCTGTCAAATTTTTTTTTGTAGTCCATGCTTGATTACATAGGGTGGATGATGAAGTACCATTCTAGAAAGGAGTATATATGAAAACTAGTTGGTGGAGTTTAACAATACAAAATTACCCAGATTATGAACCCAACGATATTGATTTAGAACATATCGCAGAGTGTATAAAACAGGGTTTTGATAATGGACAACTTGTGCAAGAGCAAGAAAATATTAATAACAATCAACACATAGGAGGTAAACATGTGGAGAGTACTTAGATCAATGAGTAATTTATTACTTATAGACAGAGTCGTGAAGAGAGTGAAAGACGTTGCAAACGTAGATCCATCTCTTGATGAAGCTCTTGAGCAATACGAAAAAGCTCAAGAAAAGATAAATAGATTAGAACAGGTGATTGCTAGAAAGCATCAGAAGTTACAGTCTATTGTAATACGTAACAAAAGCTAGGAGGATAATATGGCTATAGATACGAGTAAACAAGCGAGTATGTACGTTAAAGGTTACATGCAAAACATCTGGAAGCGTGATGCCCAAGGTGAACCTGTAAAACCATTTGTAAAAATTGGTGAACAGTTCAAGGTACTACAGACAATCAATATTCCGATTGATACTGTAAGACCAGGAGAGAATGTAACTGTTGAGACTTTGTCTTCATTGATAGAGAATCCACAGATAGATATCTCAATGGTTGAGAGTCCAAGAGCTAAAAACTAACAAAGGTTGGTGGGGAAGTTGATCTATAAGTCGGCTTAAATCCCCACCCCCCCTATAACTAAAGGAAATATATGATAGAATTTGAAATCGCTACAATGTTAGATCAAGTAAGATCTGGTAAAATGACAGCTGATACATTTGTAAACAAGTGTGAAGCCATAGTTAATAACTTCAATAAAGAATTAGAGAAACAAGGTCAAGCTCATTATGATGAACAAGAATCAAAAAATATATTGGAGGCTGAAACTTATGGAGAAAAGTAATGAAGATCAATTAGAATTAATGAAATATTATATTGATACATACAATGCTATTATGGCTGGTCAAGCAACTGGTGATGAACATAGGATGCTTGAAAAAGCTGAGAAAATAGCAAGAGAACAAAAAATTAATTTAACTCAATATATGGATGAGTATATGGGTAGAGAACCAATACAAAACTAAATGAAAGGAATGTTATGAGTACACAAAAACAATTATATGGTCAAACAGAGAAACAAGTAATATCTGCTTGGAAACAAGCTAGACCATACTATAGAAAAAACCCCGAGTTATATATTACATCAGTATTATCAGATGCACAACATATGTTAAGTATGGGTGATGTTGATGGTGCAAATAAATATATTAACAAAGCTAGATTATTATTATTTAAGAGGATCAAATGAATTTAGACAGTATAAAAAATACAGCGACCAGTAAGCCTACAGGTCATAGAGCTGTAAATATAACAGAAGAAACTTATGCTAGAATGAAAGTAGTATGTGCTGAGTTACAAGCTACACATAAAGCGTTCATGGAACTAGCAATCAATAACTTAATAAAAGAATACGAAAGGAAACAAGATGAATAAGTTTAAAGTTAAAGTATTTCACTTCAATGGTGAAGTTCAAGATGTAATAGTAGAAGGTACTGATGGACCAGAGTTTCAAGGAGACAATGGTATGTATAAACTATTAGGATGTAATATGATTGAGATCACAGGTGCAAGATACAAAGATAAAAATTATGATTTGTATATTGATGAAGAAGGAAGATATAAGAATCCACCTTTCATTAATGTAGAAGCTACAATACATCACCGTGAATGGTTAGATCATGAAGGTAGAATGTCATTAGATCCAAGAGTAGTTGGTGTGGCAGCTCTCGTAGAAAGGACTAATGATGACGAACTATAATTCACTGATAAAAAAGTATGATAATTACGAATTAGACAATGATGTACACGAAGATAGTGATGACATACCAGGTGCTAAAAATATTATTGGTATACTTAAAAATGAAACTATTGAAGATGTATTCAGAGTTTTTGGCGGTACTATAAAAGATACCCCACATAGCTTGTGGAATAAAGTATCTGATGGTGTTTATGAATATGTACAATCAAATAATGTAATTCAATTAGATAAACAAAGGACTATACAATGAATGAAGTTATTAAAATAGAAACAACTAAAGAAAAAAAACCTAAAGTTTATCATCTTTGTTCAGAAGGTAATCGTAGAATAATACAATCATCTTATTATGAAAAAGAAATAGATGAAGCTGTAATATTTTTAAATCATCTTAATGAAGATTATGTAGGTATTAAAAGTAAATTTTTTAAAATGGAGTAAAATATGGATAGAAATACAATAGATCATATAATATTGGCATTGGCAATACTTGCTTTTGTGTTTGTTATTGGAACTGTAGCAATACACGGTATTCAAGCAGAAAATTACATAGAATATGCGACAGAACAAATTGATACTATGTGGTCTGAACTAGAAATAGTTAGAGTACAAACAGCAGAAATATATTCTTATTGTAAATAGTTTCCGTTAGAGGAAAGGGTGGTAGGTTTCTTGTTTTTCCTGCCACCTTAAAATATTTGAGTATAGTTCGAACACTACTCAATAGGTAGAGAGAGATGCGTGAGAGGATCCAAAATCTAGGATAAAAAGTCTCACCCCTAGTGTTTCTCTCTACTGTTACTTGAACAACCAAAAACGAAAGGTTCTAAACTATGGCAACATGGAGATGGAAAGTAAAATATAAATCTAATTGTAAACAATGTAACATAGAATTTGATCATGCTCAACAAACAGCTATATTTTGTTCATTTGAATGTAAAAATAGAAATTGTTATGAAAGATTTAAATTAAAAAAAATAGAAAATAAATAGAAAGGAAAGTACGATGGCTAAAATGAGTGAACGACAACGAGAGTATTTCTTACAAAGAGTAAATGATGAGATATACAATCACAAAAGATCATTAGAACTAAAAGAATCTAGTGCTAAAGAAAAGATGGTTAAGAAATTATATCCTAAATATGTAGAACAAGTAGGTCTTAAGAAAGAACTAGCAGAACTACAATCATTAGAAACTAAATACAATAAACTTCTTTATCATATGGATAATACAATAAAAAGAATGTTTAGAGCTGAAGATATTCATATGCATACTCATAATGATTCTTATCATAATATAGTAAGTGCCTTAACTAAGTTAGCTAAGAAAACACTTGATCGTGAGTTTGTTAAAACACCTGAAGGTAAAGCTATGTTAACATTAGATCAAGCACATCAACGAGCTAAAGATATTATTTGGTCAGCAGGTTCTGATTCTAATATAATGCAGGTAGTGGGTAATGTATTAAGTAAAGATGCTGGTATCAACCTTGACTACAATCCATTACAGATAGAAAGTAAATAGATATTCCTTATGGGATAGAGAGAATGATTTATTGTTAAGCAATAATTTAGACCTAGGTTATCAGTCATAACAGAAGTTATTCTCTCGACTAGTTAGAGAGAGCGGCAAAGCCATAACGACAGGTGCGATTCCTTAGGCTCTCTCGCTAAAATAGAAAGGATAAATATGTGGTATTTTATATTAGGACTAATTCTTGGTTGGATCTTTAGTAGATCATACAAGAAACTAAAAGTAGACATGCAAGAAATACTTGATGATCTAAAATCACTTACTAGCAGGGCTTCTCAAAAGCTTCGTGATATAGACGAGTAAGTTGGGATTATCCATAAAGAATAATGGTTGGATTACATTAGCTGTATTAAGTACTACACGTTCTTCTGCAGTACCATCAGCTAGTGCCATACCTTCGTTAGTTTCACCAATGTACTTAAACACACAATGCAAAAGCTCATGAATTATTGTATTTGCTTCTTCTTCAGGTTTTAATCCTGGCTGTATTTCTATTTTTGATTGTCTGTCAAGATATTGTCCATAGCAATCTGTCATATTATCAGATTTAAATTCAGGTGATGAATAAACAATATCTATTGTTCTATAACCTACTTTAACTTGTAAAGGAAGTTTCATTTAAGCACACCTATTCTAGTGTAATTAGTATTTATATATGAGTTGGAAGTCATTTACAAGTTATATCCCATAAAATAGCAGCATAAATTGTCGGTTCTAAACAATAGTTTAACCAGAATTTGCGTTCATTGCCATATTGTTGATGTAATTCCATATGATGAAATCCACATAATGGTACGGTTTTAGAGTCACAAACTTTTAATCCCATAGCAGAATATTGTGTAAATGTAATATGATGTGCATGTATTCCATAGTCTGTCTTACAAACACAGCAAGGATGCTCTCTAATACTGTTTAAATGCTTATTTGATCTATGTCTAGTAGGTATACTAGGATCGAATAAAGATTTGTCTATACGTTTACGTTTAGCCACGAATTGTATTTCCTTTACTTTGTAGACCAAAGTGGAATGCAGCTTCTCCTAAAGCTTCTCTTAATCTATGACCGCCATAGTATTTAGACCATTTCATTTTACGATTTAAATCAGATATAGAGTAACCTTCACCACAAACAAGATCAAGAACTATAGCTGATGTTGGTCCTACAGCAGAATTGCACCTGGCTAATTCTTGCATAGCATCAAGTTTGTAATCAGCTATATCACCTTTACTAACAACATCTATCTTTTCAGATAAACCAGCAGTACGAGTGCCTATAAGAGAAAGTTCATATAATTTACGATATTTTAAACCAGCAGAGTATTGTATGTCAGATACAAGATTTCTATTGCGGAGAGTATCAAGTGAACATTCACGAAGATTCATAACACGTACATAGCTACCTTGTTTTAAAACTGGTGCTATATCTCGTTTATCTTCTTTATCCATATGTAAATATATAATATGATTTGTTGAATTTAATCAACGAATATGATTAATTAGAAAGTGAGTAATATGAAAAAGACCAATCCTATACTAAATAAGGAATATCGACATAGTGCCAGTAGAGGCAATGATTTTGTTGATAGTCCTGCATTATGGTTAATACGTAATTATTTTAATGTAACATCTAAAACTAATTATAGTATGACAATGGGTAATGCATCAGAACATGCAGCTCATGTTGGCTTAACAGCACCTGGAGAAATAGATGTAAAAGCTGTTGCTTATAATACATTTACACAAATGGCTGAGGATCTACTTAGAGAAGATCAAGGTGTTATACCTAAACAGTTAGATAAAGTGGGATATATAGCCAAAAACTTTACTGATGTACTTAAAAATATAGATCAAAAACTATTAAATTATAACAAAAAAACTATTATTAGACGTAAAGGTTTGAAACAAAGTATTACTTATGTTCCAGATTTTGAGTTCGAAGATATAATTGTTGACACAAAAGCAACAATGGCATTCCCAACAGATCCATATAAAACAAAATTAGCTCATGTAAGACAAGCTTCATTGTATGGTATGTTGATGAATAAACGAACTGCTCTCTTATATGCAACAGATAAGAAAGTAGGTCTATTTGAGATACCACCTAATATAGTAGAAAGAGAAAGTACTTTTATGTTAGATGTATTTAAGAAAATAGAAAAAAATAACAAACTGTTTAAAGATGCAAAAGAGTTCATCAAATATACAGTATTAAACACAGATGGGTACAAATGGGATGATGAAACTAGAAAAATCGCTTATCGGTATTGGTCTTAAACTAAGAGGAGGAAGTATGGCTTATCAAGCACAACTAAAGAAAGACGCAAGGGATTACTCAGAAGGTAGTGAAATTAAATTCTGGATTCCTGCAAAACTAAGTGGCAATGATGTTACTGTTTATTGGAATTCAAAACTTATGAGTGATGGTGGAGATCCAATGAGTCTAAAAGAAGGCGATTGGATTGAATTTAATGGTTACAGTAAGAATGGTAAAGCATATACTGCTAAAGAACTAAAAGCAGTAGATGGTTTAGATGTAATTGATGAAGATGTTAATCAAGAAAGTAAACCAACTAAACAAAAACCAAATAATTCTATTGATTCATCTGTACAAGCTGCAGGTATGGTTAGAGTAAGAGCTGTCAATGACATAAGTGTTGCATCTCTTGATAAAGAAATATCATTTGGTGATCAAATTAAATATGTTAAACGTGCTGTAAATTTATTACATGCATCAAGTATGGAATCAGAAGAAGTTGGAGCAGAATATGACGATAAAGGACAGAAATTACCTTTCTGATTCTGAAATTATAGAGTTAGACTCTGCTTTTTTTGATAGTTATCATGAAAATATATGCAAAGTTGCTGTCGAAAACTTTAGATTAGATGGTAAATTAGTTACAATTATTATTGGTCATTCAAAAGGTGAGCCTAAATTAACAAAGATTATAGATAAAAATCTTACTATAGAAGCTCCTAAGATAATGGATATGTTAGAAGATCTAAAGATTACTAGCTATAGTTTTGTTAGTGAAGGCTCAATGATTGTGCCTAAAAGAAAAACTAAAGTACCTGTTTTGATTATATCATCACATAACAGGTCAAGTGACTCCAGGACTACTATCTATAAGATTAAATCAAGAAAGAATAAAAAGATAGAGTTGTTTGCAACTGGCGAACAAGATGACCATATATGGAATCATTTATTTAAAATAGAAAGGACTTTGAATTGAGTAATAATCATTTAGATATTCTTGATGCTAAAATGCGTCAAAGAGATTATCAACAAAATGCACCTAAAAAATGGTACATAGAAGCCGAAGATCAAAAAGGTAAACTTGTAGATTCAAGAGTTGATGCACATACATTAGAAATTGCTAAACAAATGTTTTTGCGTCAGTTTCCAATGCATACTATAATTAAATCTACAAGAATGAAATCTTACATAGAAAAGAAAGGAGAGTTAAATGACATATGATCTAAACAACTTTGAAAAAGTTAAGAAAGATATTAAAATTGGTCAAGAAACAACATTAGATGAAGCTGCTGCTGAAAGAGCTTATAACTTCTGTATAAACAATCTAGATACACTAACTGAATACAATCAACAATATATACTTATGGATGGTTATACAAAGATTCTACTTAATACAATTAAGAAAGACTCAGATGAAAAATCTGATGCTGCTCGCACTACTGAAGCTTATGCAGATAATCGTATGCTTACACATAATGATAACTTAGCCTTTGCTAAAGCTAGGTATGAACAATTAAAAGAATTATATAATCTTGCTAAAGAACGTATTGGTATGTGGCGTACTAAAGAAGCTTCTTCAAGAATTTAATCTAATATTTTATTACAATGTTTTACACCAGTCTGATCTATACTCATTTCGCATTGCTCTAAAGTGCAAGTATATTGTAATTGATCCCCTGAGTTTCTTTCTGCTGTTCTCTTAGATGATAGACATGAACTTAAATTATCTTGATGATACCAACCTTCAATCTTTCTATCACCGCCATCATAAATCCACAAACTTAACAATACAACAGTTTCAATGACCATTTTGTTTTTCTTCCAGGCTAATTAATCTTTCTTCATGGAACTGTATAGTCATATCATTCTTTTGAATCATAGGTATTTCTTCTTCCATTTGTGATTTTAATTTTTCTACATTGCCTGACAAATATTCAACAAGCATATATATTTCTTGTATCTGTGGAGATACCATATCGCCTTTAGGTACACCATCAATAAAAGAATTAGCTGCTTCTAAATCTTTTTCCATTAACTGTAGAGTGGTGTCTACTGAATTAAGTCTTTCAACAATAGTGAAATAAGACATAGTGCCTACTGCTACCGCAAGTAGGATAGCTAAAAGGTTACGAGCAGGGAGAGAGATTTGCGTTGAATCTGAGAGTTTCATTACAAGCCTAATCCATTTAGTAAAGGATTGTTATTCTCTTGTTTCAATTCTAACAGTTTTGCATCTAAGTATTCTATTGTAGCTTTGTTGATGTTAATCTCTACGTTAGCTTTTTGTATTTGTTCTTGTAAAAATTGTATTTGAACAGACAAATCATTGTCTAATTCTTTGATGTCTTTTTTTATATCAGATAGGTCTACTGTTTGATTGATAACAAAATCTTTTTGTTCTAATGCATCAAGACGTTGATTGTATGTTCCCCATGTGTAAACGAAGCCACCTAAAATACCAGCAACACCTAAAATAATACTAACGAGTTGTAGTTTACTATATATCCCTTGCACTTAATGCCTCCTGTAATTTCTTATAAGCTCTGTCTGTTACAGCTTGAGCTTTTTGTAATTTAACTTCATATATAAATATCGGATCAGTAACTAACATAGCCAACATTTTTTGTTTAGATTGATAGATAGACTTATTGTAACCAGCAAGTTCTATCTCATTAAAAAAATCTTTATCACCCTTAGGCAGCTCTACAACATCTACCATTTGTTTATTTGTATAACTAGATAGATCAGGTTGTTCTTGTAACATAGCTTGGGTATCTATATTAATATTCATAACTACATTGATAGGTTCTATTGTAGGTTTATCAACGACTACTGTTTTAACTTCTACTTTAGTTTTTGCAACTTCAACAGGTTTTTTTATATCTGTTCCCACTGTTTCTTTAACGACTTCTTTTGTTGGCTCTGTCTTTTTATCTTCAACTTCAACAATTTTTTCTTTAACTTTTGCAATGGGCTTTGCTTGAACAATAGGTTTGGGTTCAGGAGCTGGTCTTGTCTGAATAGGAGTTGGAACAACGTATACATCTTCTATTTTTTTTTCTTTAATAAGTGGTTTTATTATTGGTTCAATAAACTGTTTTATCTGTTTAATAGGTTTTATTTGAATTGGCAATGGTTGAACAAAAGGTATAGTAATACTAGGCATAC